TGCTCTTCTTTGTGCTCATTTTCTGCAATTTTCATTGTCTGCTGAAGCACTCGGATACCGAAACCAATCTTGTTAGATATCTTATCAAGAGCAACTTTTCTATCAATCGGAGAAAGATGCAAACACCGCTCAGGGAAGTCAGCTTGGACTGCTAATGAGTTTGTGGAATCGATCCAATTTAATACCTCTTCAATGGTAGGATTATTTACAATCTCAGCAGCAGAATCCACTGCCCGAGTTATATCATCATATCTTTCCTTCCACCTATCATCTTTAACCTTAGCAGCATTCATGGCCCCTTTTAACATTGATTTTACAGTGTTTGGTGGCACTTTTTTATTTATAAGGGATAAGGCCACACCATTGAGGGAATCGTGGTAATTTTCAGCAGTTAAGATCTTCTCAACAGCCTGAGTAAGGTTGAAGTTGTATTTGGTTTCTGACTTCCTATTTTGGATATTATTTACTGGCCCTGGTTTCCAGTTAAGATCACCATCTTTTTTAACCATTCCAATAAAGTCTGAAACCGGGTCAAGTTCTCCCTCACACATTCTTCTTTGGATATAGACTGGCTGAGCAGAATTTAAAACAGAAGGGTCAAGGGCTTTTATACCAGAATTTTTAATCCAGTCACGGATATCAGTGTTATGGACAGGTTCTTTTAACCAAAAGAATAAGTGGCACTTCAGAATCTTAAAATCAGTCAATAATCCATATGAAGCAGAATATTGATAAATATAATCTGCAACATGGAATTCTTCTGGGAGTTCTTTTGTGATAAAATCTTCTATTGTCCCTTCATATCCATCTATGTCCAAACAAAAAAGGCTCAAATTCCTATCTGTAATTGTAGGTTTGAGCCCGTCTGATCTTTCCCTTTTCCTGCGGATCATATTTGTCTTATCAGTTCCATCTATTATTCCCCCATGTATCATGAAGCAATTATATTCTTGGTTGGTTTCCAGAATATTGTAAGCTTCAACTAAGTTTTTAACTGGGCACTCAAAAGCTTTGAAATATTTTCCAGCTTTGTAATTTTGTTTGAGTTGCCAAACTTTATCTCCATTGAACTCAAAAGTTTTAGTTGAATAACCTTTTAATGGCATCAAAAAATTTAAATTGAACATTTTCCTCCCTTTTTATTTTATTTGTGTTTTAAGACTAAAAAGTATAAACCTTTTATTTTATACTCTATTTTAGTATAAAAAGGAAGAAAAAATAAATGGTGAAAATATTCAATGATTTCAGGCAGTAACACGTTTAGAATTTATGAGTGTTAGGATACCAACAAAAACACAACAGCTCTTAAAACACAAATTTAGGCTGTTTTTATGTATATTAGCAAAATCTAATATTGAAACTTGAGATATGAATTTTCACAAAGATTTATGAAAACCTAAGTGTTTTTGTTATGAAAAAGATAAAGTGTTGAAATCATTGAATAAAATGCTAATGAAAAACAAAAAGTGAAAAAAGTTTCAAAAATGTTGTTTTTTTTGCTTTACTTTTGTTTTCAGTTGGAGCATACTGTTCTTGAAAGTTGAGAGGGCCAAGGGGAATCGGGCCCAGAGAGTAAACCCCACAAAAACAACTCAACTTTCGGGCCGGTAACGAGCAAGACCATAGACCGGGAGGCCAAGAACTAAAATAGCCCCGAATACCACAAGCCAAGGTTAGGAAGTGTGACGGGATACTAAATAGGAAGTGCCAAGTTGGGGATACCTCTTTAATCCTTATAAATAAGCAGCCCACCCTTGGGATCTGACAGGAATATAAGTAAAACCGGCTTTAAGGTCGCAAGCTGATCCGCTTGCCTGATGATGATTCATGGAGGATCGAAACCTTTTATATAGGAGAAATAAAATGGGAAAAGTTTATGTTTTAAGATCGAGCTCAGATGGCAACTTGGGAGTTTATGGAAATGTAGAAGCTGCTTTCAAAACTGCAATGACCTGCTTCACAGAAGGTCAAGTGAGAGTCTTTAATCGGTTGGTTTATGTAAAAGGACATCCTGAGATTAACCCTGAAGAACCAACCCTCAAGGCCTGCAAGAAGCACATAAAGGAATCAGGGTACTATGACATTGAAGATTTTGAAGATGAACATAAAGTAGAAATCCAAGCATTTGAGCTTGAGCGATAGGAGAATAATTCGAAACCCGGGCAACCGGGTCTGCTCGGTGTGGTGATCGAGCACTGATGAGATAGCCAATCAACTCTAATAAAGGAGACCAAAAATGACAGTTTTATTTACGAATGGTGAAGAGCTTTATGTTGAAGATATTGAAGATGCTCAGACTTGGGCAGAAACTTTAAATACAGAAATAGAAGAGGTGATTTAATGAAAAAGACCTACAAAATAACAAAGACTGAAAGAGACTGTGGCAAGGGTGACTTTGAAGTGGTTATTGAATCAAACCTTACTTTAACTGAAGCAGCGATTAATATTGCAAACTATAACAGTGGCCAGTTCACTACTTATTCAATTGAGGAGGAATAATGAAAGTTAAAGAATTGAACGACACAATTAAATGTATCGATGATGAGATTGAAAATCTTCTGGATCAGGTCCAAGAGCTCAGGAATGAAAGGAGATATTACAACGGATTTGAGCGGTGTGAGTTTTGCCTTGAGTGGTTTAGATCAACAACCCTAAGTAAACACCCTAATACTGGTGAAATGGTCTGTATCCATTGTGAAACTAAATAGATCGAAACCGGGCTTGCCCGGTCTATCCAGTGTGGTGGCTGGATACTGATGAGAAGCCAAATTTATCAACTTAAATTGAAGGGAGCAAAAATGGAGATCTTTGATTTATCACAAAAGAACATGAGTGCTGTAGCCTGTGGAACTCTTAATCAGCTTATTGATGAAGGGGTTTTGACTTTTGAACAGTGTGGCCCAATCTATTCTGATTGGGTTTTTGGGAACAGACCTAAACGAGTAATTAAACTGGAAGAGGAATCTTGGAAAGAGCTTGATAAAATTTTGGAGGCTTTTGATGAGAGTTAAAATTGAAGAGTGGTTTGATATTGTTTGCTTCATTCTCGGTGGTAATGCTACTGTTACTTTTAAATCCACTAAAACTGGGACACATTTCACCTATAAAATCCGCAGAGCTAAAGATGGAAATGTTCACTTTGTTTCGGTTCTTTCTGGCCCTGATAACACAAGTGATTTCCGTTATATTGGCTGCATCTTTCCTGAAGGATCTAAAGGTGGTGTTTTTAGGCACACAAAGAAAAGCACAGTATCACCTGATGCAAATTCCTTTAAAGCCTTTGCCTGGTCATGGCACAATATTCTGCATGGTAATGGTAGTGTTCCAGATACAATTGAGGTTTATCATGAGGGAAGATGTGGAAAGTGTGGAAGGAAATTGACCACTCCCGAATCAATTAAATGTGGCCTTGGGCCTGTATGTAGAGGATAAAAATGAAAAGCTTTAAAGATTATACAACACCAAGTGATGGATCAGATAACATGGTCGTCTGCTTTCGATCTGAGAAAATTGAGTTCATAAAGCAGAATGAAAAAGGCTTGAGGGTTGTCTTGATGGATTCAAGAGAATATCAGTTTGGCAAGGAATGCTCAATAACCTTTTATAAAGAAAGTGTTTTTATTGGATAAAGGAGATTATATGGAAAAGCACAGAATTGTAAAATATGAGCAGGTTAAAGGTGGTTCTAACAAAGGTTTTAAATTCAAAAGTCTTCCAATATGCTGTGACTGCTGTGGAGAAAAAAATCTATCTACCTATATAGATGGAGCAACCGCCAGAGGATGGGCATATATGTGTGAAAAATGCTATTCTAAATATGGCAAAGGCTTAGGTATAGGGTTGGGCCAAAAATACAAAATAACAGGAGAATAACGTGTCTGAAGAGTATGAAGAATATGATGTATATGGGGAGTGGGATTTGGATGATGGATACTCAAGCAACATTGAGATTGGTTTTGTTGATCTCCCGGTTGAGGCCTCAGTTGATCAGATGCCAGACAGAATTGAAATAAATGGCATATATTATATTGCTGAAAAATGATTGTTAGTTGTGCTTAAAATTAAAGCTTTACTTTAAGAAATTATTCATATATAAAGGAGAAGAACATGGCGAATTTAACAAAAAAACAGATTGTTGACGAAATTATTAAACTTGGTGGAAAAGATGATAAATCCCTTATGAGGGAAACAAAAGCTGAATTAATCAGGATCTTGGACATCAAAAAAATCAATAAAAAGGAGAATGAAAAAATGCCTAAAACCAACCAGCCGAAATTTGAACTGAAGAAAGATTTCTTCATTGGCCAGAAAGATTGTGTGCAACACAAATGGGGCAAAAAGACCAAAGCCAAAGAGGCTGTCCCGGCTGTCCCAGCTATTGAAGAAAAGTTCAATGATGAAGGTGAACTTATCCAGGGTGCCATGAAAGCAGTACCTGCAAAACCAGCAGTCAAAGCCTCAACCGAAATGTACATGCGGTGCCTTTCTCGGGAAATTGCTGAACAGTTTATCGCCAGGATGCAGGATCAGGGTCTTGAGCCCAATTACGATGGCGATATTTTTGAAGAAGATTTTAAAGGTGAAACTGTATACACTGTAGCCTTTGCCCATGAAGATATCAAGGTGGTTAGAGCTGCTATGAAGGCTGCCAAGTCCAAATCCCTTGATGGCTACAATGGTGTAGCAATGAAAGATATTAAAGCCAAAGCTGCTGCTTTGAAAAAAGAAAAAGCTGCTGCTAAAGCTGCTGCTAAGGCTGAAAAGGCTGCAGCCCTGGCTGAGGCAGAAGAAAAACCCAAAACCAAAAAGAAAGCAGCCCCGAAAAAATCAGCCCCGAAAAAGGAAGAACTCCCATCAAAAGATACAGATGATGAATTTGATGATGACGGGTGGCCGGGGGAAGAACTTGAAGAATAGTTGACTGCTCCCCAATTATTCTCGATGTCCTGGGTATGACACGAAACTACCCCTTTAAAACTTAAAAAGCAAGAAAGCACAGAAGGAAAAATTTGTTATGAAAGAAACCATAGAAGCATGGTCCAAGGCAAAAGCCTTATTAGATACTGCTAAATCTCTTGAAATGGACCTTAGAGTCCAGATTTGTGACCAAGTACTTGGGGATAAGTTAAAAGGATCTAAAACAGGCAAATTTGGCCCTTATAAGGTTACTGCTACAGCCAAGCTGAATTCCAAAATTGATAAGGAAGGATTGAAATCAATCTGGAAAGATCTCTCAGCTGAATCTAAAAGTGCAATTAGGTTTAACCCGAGCTTGATTGAGGCAAATTATAAAAAGCTCGAGAAAAATGATAAAATCCAACAGGTAATAACCCACAAACCAGGTGCACCAAGTTTGGCCTTAAAGGATACAGATGCCTAAATCAAAAGTTAGAATTCCAAGAAAGATTTACAAAAAGGATTTCTCCAGAGCAACAAAGAGAGATGCAAAAAGATATATCAACCGCTTTGGTCACCGGATTCTGGCGAATTACCGTTCATCTAAGAATCCATATTTTCAATCAATGATGTCAGCATTAAAAAGGATATCCAATGGCAATTAAATTTACAACTACTGCTAAAGGGGCTACACATGTTAAATGCCTGGTGTATGGGGAGTCTGGTGTGGGTAAGACCACGCTTGCAAAAACAGCTCCGAAACCAATCATTATCTCATCAGAGCACAGACTTTTAAGCCTCAAAGACGAAAACATTCCAGTTATTCTGGTTAAGAATCATGAAGACTTGAAAGAAGCTTATGATTTTATTACAACAAGCCCTAAAGCTGCAAGTTTTGAAACAGTTGTGCTTGATTCTGTATCAGATATTGCAGAGGCTGTTTTAGCCTATTTTAAGAAAAATCCAAAGGATGGGAATACACACCCCCAAGCAGCCTATGGATCTATGGCAGATGAGCTTTTACCATTAATCAAAAAGTTTCGTGATCTGGAAGGAAGGCATGTATATTTTATAGCCAAGGCTAAACGGATGAAAGATGATTATACTGGGATCACTTCCTGGATGGCTTCGATGCCTGGTCAGCAGCTTGGCCCTGGTTTACCTTACCTTTTTGATTTTGTTCTCCCAATGCGGATAGGGGAAACAGAAAAGGGCACAAGATACCGATATCTTCAGACACAGGAAGATATCCAATATCTTGCAAAAGAGTGCTCAGGAAATCTCAGACCGATTGAAAAACCCCACTTGGGTGAGCTATTCGAAAAAGCTCTTGGCACCAGCCCGAAAAGTGAAAACATAGAACCCAAAAAAACAGAGGAGAAAAAAACAGAAAAACCTAAAAAAGAAACCGAAAAAATTGAAGACAAAGGTGCTGAATCAGAGCAGGATGAACCTGAATCAGAAGAGTTTGAACAGGATGAAGAATTTGAAAAATTTGAAGCAGCAGAATAGCTTTACCATTTAAAACAAAAATTATTTAGGAGAATAAAATGGCTCAATTAGTACAAGCATTTGATAGTGGTCAGCATGACGATATGAACAACTTTGATCCCATTCCCCCTGGAGCATATATTGCCCAGATCACTGGATCTCAGATCAAAGATACAGCCCGTAAAGATGGGCAGTATATCTCTTTTGAATTCACAGTTCTTAAAGGGGAATTTAAAGGAAGAAAAATCTGGACAAACCTGAATATTGTTAACCCGAGTGCTATGGCAGTAGAAATTGCCCAGAAAGAGCTGGCAACTATCTGCCGTGCCTGTGGTAAGGCGGTTATTCAAGACACCCAGCAGCTCCACGGAATCCCTTTTGAAATGAAGGTTCGCATTGTCCCGGCCAAAGGGGATTATCCCCCGAAAAATGCACCCACTGGCTATGCCCCTCTTGCTGGTGCTGATGCCCCAAAAAATGGGGATTTTGAAAGCAATGATGCGAAATCTCAGTCTGATGATGCTCCATGGCAAAATGATATTGATGATGATATTCCTTTTTAAAGATTAAATTTAAGATATTTTATAACTGAGTAAAAATGGGGTGCCTAAAATTCTTTAAACAATAGGTGTTTAACAAGATTTTTTTGATCAAGGCACCCCATTTTTTATAAGGAAAATAAGATGAAATTTTCAGAACTGCTGCTTGCTGCTATTATTATTTTTTTCTTTCTTTGGGCTGTTCGAATATATTTTGATATTCCGATTGTTTTATGGTCAGCTTCTAAAAACCAGTGTGTGAAAATAATGTATGATGGTGAAGAGATAGACTGTTCTGAATTACCTGAAAGATATGAAAGGATTTGGGTAAAATGAGCACACCAGAAACAACTGGAATTTCCGCTTGGAAGAATCTCCCAGATGATCACGAATATGAGTGGGATAGAATTAAAAGAATGAGAGAAGAGAGTCACCCACTAACCCTTGGTGGACAATATAAACCAACCCCTGATTTTAATGATACCAACACAAGGTCTCAAGTCAAAAGAATCAAAAAGGGTTCTGAAATAGGATCAAAATAAAATGCCATTAGTCATTAGGTGTAAAAGATGCAGCAAAAGGCTTTTACTTTCTGAGGAAGAAAGGAAAATATATTGGGCCTTGAATGATGATGAAAAGAAAGAGATTTTCTGCACTTGCTGTAAAACAAAAGGGCAAGATTGCTTAAAAATTGGTAGCAACCCAGATCGATATGTTACAATGCTTAATCATGACCTTTACACCAAAGGTAAGGAAATTATGCTGGATGATAAAAACCAAGGCTGCAATCACATAGGTTTTCAAGGATTGGCTGCCTTTGTTAACTGGATTGAAAAGACTTATTCCCTGGAGAAAAAAGATGGCGAAATTACCAATTGATCAAAGGCTTCAAATAGAACAGGCAATAGAGGATGAATTTGTTGAGCAGGATTTTAGGCCATATCTTGGGATCTCAAGCATTGGAGATAGCTGCCCAAGAAAGCTTTGGTATGGATTCCGGTTATGTGGAAAAGAAAGAATCACAGCCAGACAAAACAGGCTTTTCTCTCGGGGCCACAGGGAAGAATTTATCATTCAGAGTGATTTAAAAAAAGCTGGAGTTATCTGCCATGTTGATCCGAAAAATCAACCTGAAGTAATGTGTGGAAATGGCCATATTAAGGGCCACCCAGATGATATCCTAACAAGGATACCAGATGCACCTAAAACCCCTCATTTGGGTGAATATAAGACCCATAACGATAAATCTTTTAAAGATCTTAAAAAGAAAGGGCTTATAAGCTCCAAGCCAGTCCATTATGCACAGATGATTGTTTATATGCACCTGTTAAAACTCAAGCGGGGCTTATATGTGGCTGTGAATAAAAACGATGATGAAAGATATTACGAGCGGATATCAGAAAACCCAGATAAAGCCAATGAACTTATCCAAAAAGGTGAGTCTATTATTTCAACAGAAAATCCCCCTCAAAAAATAGGTAATTCTACATGGTTTGAGTGCAAATGGTGCAAATATTATCTAATCTGCCACTTTGGTGAAGAACCTTTAAAGAACTGCAGAACCTGTAGATTTTGTGATATATATGATGAGGGAAAATGGAAGTGCTCTGGGTATAAAATTTGGCTTTCTTTTGGGCAGCAGAAAATAGGTTGCCACAGGCACAAATTTTTAAAAAGTTTGATTCCTCAAAATGGCCCGAGCTAAATGTAAGTGCCCAAGGTGTGAAAAAATCTATTACAAAAATGGCGTGGCTGATTGGGAGACAAAAGGTTTATTAAGGCTTTACTGTAAAATCTGCCAGCAAAGATTAAATTCTGTAGGTGGACACCCTTATCAGTATAACCAACCAAAACAGAGAAAAGGTGAATCATAAATGAGAAAAAATAATTCAATATATGAAATTTCAAAAGATGTTTTTAGAAGGAAATCAAAGTCATGCCCATGGTACTATCACAATGGCCAGCCAAGATGCTATGGTAACCCTTATAAAAATTGCAATCGCAATAATTGTCCAGTAATTTTCTGGAGCTTTAAAGATGTTCAAGCCTTATAAATTTCAGCAAGAATCCATAAATGCAGTTTTTAAATATTTCCGCTCTGGCAATCGGGGCAATCCTTTAGTTGTTGCCCCAACTGGGTCAGGGAAATCTGTTATCATAGCATGCTTTTGCCAGCAGGTAATTTCAAGCTGGCCAAAGCAAAAAATTTTAGTTATAAGCCACGTAAAGGAAATACTGGGGCAGAACTATTCTGCTATTAAGAAACAGCTTAAAAACAAAGAAATAGGGCTATTTTCAGCTGGTTTAAAGAGTAAGACTATTAAGAATATTACGGTGGCAGGGATACACTCAATTTATAATAAGCCAGAGCTGTTTGACCAATTTGATATTATCTTAGTTGATGAATGCCATACGATACCACATACAAAAAATGGGATGTATCATAAATTTTTTACTCAAGTAGAAAAACCAGTTATAGGATTCACAGCCACTCCATTCCGCTTGGGTGCTGGTTATTTGCATATTGGGCCCAAGGCTTTCTTTGATGATATAGTTTACACTATCCCAATCAAAAAACTTCAGAGAGAAGGGTATCTGTGTGAGCTCACAGCCAAGGCTACAAAAAGGAGAATGAAAACAGATAAGATTAGAAAACAGGCTGGGGATTTTATCATCACAGATCTGGCCAAAGCTTTTGACCGGTCTATGGTAACAGAGGATATTATTGAAGAGCTGATTCTCTATAAGGAAGAAAGGAAGAAATGGTTGCTCTTTACAATAGATATTTCCCATTGTGAGCATGTTGTTTCTATGCTAAAAGAGAAAGGGATATCTGCTGCCTTTGTCCATTCAAGAATGAAAGAAAATAGAGAAAAAATTATATCAGATTTTAAAGATGGGAAATATCAAGCCCTTGTATCTGTGGCAGTTTTAACAACCGGGTTTGATGTTCCATCTGTTGATTTAATTGGCTTACTCAGGCCCACAGCAAGCCCTGTTTTGCATGTCCAGATAATTGGCCGTGGCTTGAGAATTGCCCCGGAAAAGGAAAACTGTCTTGTGTTGGATTTTGCTGGAAATCTCATAAGGAATGGCCCCATTGATTCCCCAGTTATTAAATTGAAAGGGAAGGGTGGTGGTGAGCCAATAATGAAAGAATGTGATAATTGCTGGGAAATAGTCCATGCTGCTGTAAGGGTCTGCCCAGCTTGTGGAGAAAAATTCAAGATAAGACACAATTTGCAATCAACAGCAAAAGATAGAGAAGTTCTGGCTTTTGAAGAGTGGCATGATGTTACAGATGTAAAATATTTTAACTATACTGGATCTCGTGGGATCCCAATGCT